AATGTTTCTAACAGCTCTCAGGCGGCTTCTGGAATGAACATGCCACAGGTGAACGTGGTTGTTAATAACAACGCTCAAGCATCTGTTAATGTCAGCCAGTCAGTCAATGACAATGTTTTAACTATTGACCTTATAATTGCCGACTTGGTACAAGGTGGTCAAATATCAAGAGCAATGCAGGGCGCGTACCCAAACCTAATCAGGGGCACTAATTAATGGCTGTTGAATACCCATCATCATTGAGATATGCGATACAAAGCGGAAAATCGAGAACTATCTCAAATCAGTTCATTGGTTCTCAGCCGCTATCTGGCACTCCGTATTTCCAAAAGCTGACAGATGAAACTACAGTCGTATGGGATTTTAGGTTGGTGTTCAATCAGTCTGACGCTGAGTATTTTGACGCATGGTTTGTTGCATCAACCGAAAGTGGAAATCTTTGGTTTGAAATGCCAATTAGAACCGAGCAAGGCCTAATTACTCATGAGTGTCATTTTACTGAAGATGGGATACCTAATAGTGTTTCCGAGTCTGGAAATACGTTTACCTATTCGTGCAGTGTCATTGCAAGATCGATTGTAAGGCCAGTCGACCCTCAATTCATCCTCGATGCGCGTGAAGATTACGGGCCGTCCGACTACTCACTGCTTGATATTGCATTAAATCGAGACTGGCAGGAGTTTAAATCAGCAACATATCTTTTCGATATAAACGTGACCGGAGCCGGGCAAAATGAAACTCCAGCTATTGAGAACTCGTTCGCATATACATCAGAAGCATCACAATTATTGTGCGGAGGCGCTTGGAATGTGAATATTCCGAAGGGAAGCTTCTACACTGTAACAAACAGCTATTTGCCATCATCAACAAGCCAGGTCTATATTTCTGAGTCATCAGACCCTACTGATTTTAGCTCAGTTATATTTCTAATGACCTTTATTAATGGCGATCTTAATATCAACCTTCCCGGCGGTGGCGTAACTTCTATTGCATCCGGTTTGACAAGTGATGTCACCTATGGAGTTGAAGTAGAGAGTGGTGGAAGCATTTATATTCATTACAATGGAGTAAGGACGCTCGCTGTTAGCTCATCACCTGAAACATCAATACTTTCGTTCACTTGCCAATTTAGCAATGCTGGTGACTCTATATCACTTGTAACGAATAACAATGCAGCAGTTCCAGCAAATGCTGACTCAGGAACTTCTAAATTGATTGATCTTAATCCTTCGAGGGTTGAGTAATGGCCGAAACAAACGTACAGATCAGGCAGTTTCATACTCAGAAGCCGATAGCAATCCGATATATCACTATCGAGATCAGTCATCCGCAGATAGAAACGAAGCGATTTGTTAGAGATCAAGTCGAGAATAAAACATTCACAATCGATGGCCAGCAACTTACCTTTCAGCCGCTTCAGTTCGAAGTGCCAAGGCCAAGCCAGCGCGAGCAAGAACAAAGCTCTATCAATGTCAGACTTGGTCGCATAGGCTCTGAAGTATTAACCGAGCTGAAAAAGATAGATGGTTTTGATTGGTTTAATCAGGCTAACTTGATCTATCGTGAGATATACCCAACCGGAGAAATAAAGGCGTTTGAGTTCACTATCAGCGAGATTCGCATAACTACGCGAAACGTCAATATCGTTGCATCTGACGATAACCCTATTAACTATCGAGTCGCCCGGCCTTATACTATTGACCTGTTCCCTGGATTAGAGACAACATGAACGAATTAGAATGGGTTGATAGTGTAATTGGAAAGCCGTGGGAGAAGTTCGCACAAGGCCCAAAAAGCTTTGATTGCTGGGGCCTGGTGGTTGATTTCTTCAGCAGGGTAAAGGGTATAAACCTTGACGACATTGAAGGTTATGTAAATGGAACAGCTACAATTCAAAGCGCATTTGACCAAGAGGTTTCGTCGTGGTCTGAATCAGACTGTGGCTATGTTGCTGTTTCGTTTTCTCAGGGCCTTGCTACTCATGTCGGTGTTCGTATCGGTAATCGCATTATTCATTCGTTTGGTAATGAGAGCGGTACCGGGCGTGTTGCAAATCAAACGATCTCGCAATTTAGGCGACTGTATCGCGGAGAAATCAAGCTTTATAAGTGGGTCGGCGAATGACTAGCGTTTATATCGTAGACCGACTGACTGGCGATAAGACTGGGTTTCAGGCTAATCCGGGGGATACTCCTGCTTACTTCCTACCAGAAGATTCCAGCTTTGACCTATTCCTAAATGGCCACTCTGTAACCTGCCAGCCTGATTATGAGCTGAAAGACGGTGACTGTGTATATGCCATTCACCGCCCGGATGGTGCTGACCCTGTAACCATCGCCGTTGCCGTTGCTGTTATCACTGCCATTGTGACAGTTGCGCTACTACCAAGACCGGAAAAACCAAACACACAAGGCGTACAAAGAACATCACCTAATAATCAAGTGTCCGGACAGACGAACATAGCCAGAACTGGTGAGGGCATCCCAGACATCAAGGGTCAGATACAAGCTTTCCCAGATGTTATTCAGGCTCCCTGGTATAGATTCCAGGGAAATTCACAAAGACTTCTACAGGGTTTTTGTGTTGGTGTCGGAACTTATGACATCCAAGCTGCAAAAGTTGGTGAGTCTTTATTCTCTGATCTTGAGCAGGCAGACATAATTTTTAGTGGAAACGGAACCCCGCCGTCAGATAACAAATATGCAACCCCTGCACAGGGAACATCAAACGTAGAGATTTTGGCGCCTGATGAAATTAATGCCTCTGTTATATTCTTCAGAGCTTTTGCTGCAACTAATACGGTAAAAATCACTGCTCATGTTGGTGGTTTTGGTGGGAACGCATTGTTTGAGCAGATATTACAACTTGCAAGCACTAATGCTTTTACGGTTGATCCTTCAGCCTCAATATCTCAGACAGGAAGCTTTGAATACAGCTCGTTCACAAGGGCTGTGGAAAGAATTAACGATCCATCTAGTGGAAGTGTTGTAAATGATATTGTTTACACATTTACGGTGACAAACAGAACATTAACAGATGAAACTGTATATGCATCTGGTGTTAGTGTTTATTCTCAACTGCGCAGATCAGATCAGGACATAAATGGCTGGTCTCCGTGGTTTCAATGCAGAGAGACAAACAATCTTCTTGTTAATATCCAGTTTCCACAAGGAATAAGAAATGCAAGCGGCGTTATTCAGACTATTGATTACGAGATAGATGTTGATACCGGTGCTATTGTTTCTGGAGAAGGGCGTGGAATCCCTGGCGGCGCTTCAGTAACGATCACTGAGGATATAGTAAGACCATCAACAATTGATAGATTTAGAGTTAGGCGCATTCAGAACAGAATACCTAACGGAGCTGATGCGATGTTTGTTGAATCTGCATTCTCTCTTGCGGATGGATCTGCCGTTGTTGGTGACGGAGCGGTTACGATTGCTCACACAGAATATAGGGCAGACAGGCTTCGTGACAACATAGCGTCAAACGATGAGGTATCAATGATAGCCACAAGGCTTCAGCACTCCTACAACTCATCAACCGACACCATAACAGCTCGCAATAGCAACAACCGATCGTTTGCGGATGCTATTCTCGATGATGCTGTCAGGCTGTTTGGAGAAACAAGAACAAGACAGCTTTTCGATTTAGAGTCATTGTATGAAGTAAGTGACGGTTTAAGCTCAGACTTGAGAGGCTTTAACTACAGCTTTGACGATATAAATATTTCGTTTGGCCAGAGAATCCATACTATTTGCAATGTGGCCAGAGTTGGTGCGTTCCGCGATGGGCAGATATGGCGATTCTTCCGGGAAGAGGAGAAGCCAGTCACTCAGACATTCGACCGCCGAAATATTGCTGGGAATAGTGAATCATCGCAGTCATTCAACCTACAAAAACCAAATGGAAACGACTCAATCAGGCTTAGCTATATTAATCCTGATGACAATAAAGAGCGCCACATTGACCGCAGGATAAACACAACCACAAAGACGTTTGAAAGCGGCATTGGTTCTCGACCGCTTGAGATCGATTTGGCTGGGTGTAGGAATGAGACGCAGGCAATCAACCGGGCAGAGCTTGAGGTTAGGCGATTAGTCTATCAGCGCCGCCGGGTAATGGAACGTGTACTGGATGACGGCTTACTTGTTGATATCGGTGATCGTGTTCGCTGGGCCTGCATTTATGATGATGCAACCACTGACGCTGAGGTACTGGAAATATCCGGCACACAATTAAGACTCAGTGAGCGCCCAGCATTCGAGCAGGGCATGTCATACTTTGGACACCTAACAGACCGAAACGGAAATGTTCACGGCCCATACGCCATAACCCAAGGCTCAAACGGTGATTTCTGGGTAGACGGTTTTGACGTAACAAAGGCCTATGTTGCTAACCATGCAGCAAGTGTGCCAACTCAGCTCGGTAGCCGTGTTATTATTGGAACTGATGAGGATTTGAATTACTATGACTTCACAGTTACAGCAAAAACCCCAGCAGATGACGGGACAGTTCAATTAGAGCTGATTGAATATAACAATCTAATGTTTAGTGAGGATTAATTATGGCTATCGATGGCCCATTAGGCACAAATGCCATAGACGCTTTCCAGAGAAATGTTGCTGACTTTGATCGTGCGCTTAATGGTGACAGTAACGTCACTTTGCGCCCGGTAGATGGTGGCCCTAGCAAAACAGCAATCCCTTATACTCAAATTGTTTCTCAGGCAACGGCACAAGCTCAAGCAGCAGCAACCAGTGCACAAGAGGCAGAAGATAGCGCAAACTCAATCAATGTACCCCCAGGTGATTCTGTAGCTTTGATTTCTCAAATGGCCGCATATCTTGATCAGATAAATCAGATTGGTACAGGCTTGTCAGTATCATCCATCACGCTTCCAGCATCGACCTCTCTAAACTCGAATACTATAGCATTTATTGATTCGACAAATGACGAATTGACAACCTATTCATGGAGCGGATCTGCCTGGTCAAAGACTGGTTCTTCACTATCAATACCAGTCAGCGGTACGCCAACAATAACCGCATTAAGTGAAACACTTATTGCATTTTTTGAATCATCAAGCGATCAGCTTAGGACATACTCATGGAACGGATCTTCATGGTCTCAGGTTGGTAATAGCCTTTCAATATCTGGAGCTGGAGTTGCCTCAATAAGCGCACTTACATCGTCAACAATATCGTTCATTGATAGTACCAATACAGAGCTAAGGACATATTCATGGAATGGAACTGATTGGTCTCAGGTCGGAAGCGGGTTGTCCGTAACATTCTCAGGTGATCCAAAATCTACAGCATTTAGCGATACAGAAATTGCATTTGCTGGATCAGGAACTCTTGAACTAACAACATACTCTTGGAACGGATCTTCATGGTCTCAGGTTGGCAATAAATTAACCCTTCCCAGTATATCATCTATTTCATTATCTGCTTTAAACTCATCATCAATTGCTTTTGTAGATGGAACTGGATTGGGTGGTGACTTAAGAGCATACTCATGGAGTGGCACGGATTGGAGCCAGGCTGGGCTAACTTTATCAATAACTGGAGTCACCTCTCCATCTATATCGTCTTTAAGCTCAACAGACATATCATTTATTGATACTGGAAATGATGAGCTGAGAACTTACAGGCTAGGATTTAGAACAGGACAGCCGCATAGGCCGTAATCATATCTCAATCCTAATGCTTGCTGTTGCAACTTTTGGCGCTAATGCAAAATCAATGGCTACCAGCTTCGATTTTAACGAGGCGGTAGCCGCTGCATAAACTTTTGTAAACGAGTACCCGCTCACATATCCGCCAACAATACCAAGGTCAAAATTATTACTTCTGTAGTAGTTTTTACCTATTCCTGCATATTCTGAATCAATGTAGTGTGAGTTTTCGAATACTCCGACTTCTGCCCAATAGCTACCGTAGTCTCTGTAATACCCAAGCCGACCGTGTGTTTCGTTGTACTTTCTTGTTCTGCCGTTATTCATTCGGTAGCTTGATTTTAGATAGTGATGAGACCACGCCCCAACATGAATACCATCAGCAAATACTGGTAGGCATACAAACATCAATATGAACACTCTTTTCATTTACTTCTAGCAAGCTCCCTGTATTAGCTCAAGCTCTTTAGTTATGTATCTTGCACGACCATTGAGCCACTTTCTTAACAGCTTGTAATCTTCGACCGACCAATCAGGAAGAATATTAACCCGCTTCAACTTTGCATCTATCCTATTAAATTCATCCTGCCCAAGCCTCATAACAAGACCCTTGTCATAGCCATGGGTTCCCATTTCTCCAGTCTTGTTGGCTGCCAAGGCCGAATTACACCTTTTGTTGCATTGCAAAAAAACATTGAGGTTGTTCATTGCCAGATCCGACCTTGCGCCCCTGCTGTGCCAATGTCCGGCTGCAAAGTCTGCGTTATCGAATGGAGTCCATGGCTTGCTACAAGATATACACATCGGCTGTTCTCCAGCGATCGCACACC